ATTGACTCTGGTCAACTTACATTCCGGTTAAACTCTCATGGCGAGAGCTAAGCCCGGTCAAGGTTCGGTTTTGCACTGGCTCACCGACCCTGGTTATCTCGACCGCAGGAAGAACTCCTCGCGGTTGGAGACATTTGATGACGTCCGTAGGGTTGTCACAAAACTTCGATAACCACTGATGATCAGTGATTTTCGAGGCAGCTTCTCTTACACAAATATTGGTTAGGTGTAAGACAACTTTCGTTAAGGGATCACCCATCATGATTCCCCGACACGTGGTCACGTACGATGTTCTTTCGTCGATACGTGTGCCAATGTTTTTGAGTACACCGAGGCTGGTGAACTCAACACGTCTAGGTTTGTAGCACGTTTGTACTACAATGCCCTGAAGGAGCTTTGGAATACCACATTTGGTCATCCAGGCCCTCCCCATTATCTCGGATCTTTGATGACCCTCATAATCGGTTGCTGTTTCGTAATCTGTGGAGCTTACAAAAACATCATGATAGACCGTCGATGTTTCAACCACATCGCCGATCTCTTGTATGACGACCTGTTTGGGTCGAAATACAATATTCTTTGCTGACGCGAAAAACGTCTTGAAGAAATTCCACCCGTGTGCCTCTTTAGACATACCGGAGTGGCTGGACTCAAATGCCTTATGCATAGGCCATGAGCAGATTGCGTTAACGACGTCCAGGACGATCTTCAACGCAGCAGAACCTTTGGTGACGGTACGCGCCTTACCAGGTTCATTCGCAACTACCATGAATACTGTTGTCAGTTTCTCAGGTTGCGTAGCGAGGACAATTTCTAGACATTTCCAGAAAATATACTCGCCGGGATTCGTTTCGTTGAGAGCTAATTCTCCAACGAACGATCCGTCCTCAAGGGAAATGACGTAAGCCATTTCTCCGAGTCTTCCGTTCATAACAATCTCACTGATTGCTTCAACGGTACCACCTTCAACGCGCGTTTTCTCATAACACGCGGAAGCTGTAGCACTAACACCAGCCTTGGTCGCAAGACCGGTGAAAGGTTCGTCCGGAAGGCTATTAAGTAAATTCTTAATAGTTCCCGACAGAAGTAATCTCTCCGTTTTTCCTAACGGTGGATCAACTTCGCAAAAAGTCCGAAGGCATTTAACTTTGGACTGAAGGCAAACCAAATAAGGCGGTGTTCCGGCACCTCTCGTTTGGCT